GAATATGCGTTTATGAGTACCGGTGTAGCAAAGGGCAAGGGATTGAACACGCACAGCGGATTTCTCTTGAATGTCTATGCACCAAAAGGAACCAAGATGATGTATGTTGAACCATTTTCTGCATTTGGCAATGGTCATCAAAGGTCATGGGACGGAATCAGCAAACAATCATCTTTCGGACATGAAGCGGAAATGATCTTGCAGCGTGGCACAAAATTCCGTGTCACAAAGGTTGAAAAAAGCAACGGAATCATTTATGTAGATATGGAAGTCATTGAACAGGGGGTGTTTTAAGTGGCTAAAAAGAAACAAACACTTGAAGAACGTTATGCGAATGATGTTCTGACGGATAATGCTGCCATGAATCAATATTCCCAATGCAAAGATTGCTTTTTCAGAGATAAAACCACTGTGAACGGAACGGAATATGGATGGAAAAAAGGTTGTTGCAAGATATATGAACATCCAAATTTCAAGCCGGATGACGTGATGCGGAACCGGACAGAATGCGAATATTACGAAAAACAAAAGGACTGATTGATTTCAGTCCTTTTTCTATGCAAAAAATAAAAGAAAGGATGTGATTTTAATGTTTAAGATTTTAGACGGAAGAAGTACATTCTATCAATGGGATTTGGATCGAAAGTTGATTGTTTCAGATCCCAAGGTGAATGAAGTGCATTTTTGCAACCAAACCGACAATCAAGCGTTGATTGTGAATGTATATAGTGAAGGCGGCAGACGCATTGCAGATGTCCCAAACATTCTATTGCAAACAGCATGCAATATAATTGCATTTAGCTATTGTGATGATTGTTACACAAAGCAATCAAGCACTTTCAAGGTCACGCCACGTCCCAAACCTTCTGATTATGTTTATACCGAAACAGAGGTTAAGAGATGGGAAGCCCTTGAACAGAGGGTAAACACCACCCTTGATGGTGTGACAGCTGCCGAAGAAAAGCGCACTGTTTCCGAGAATGCAAGAGTGGAAGCAGAAACGGAAAGAGCAGCGGCAGAAACCGCAAGAATTGAAGCGGAAAACGAAAGGGATGCGAAATTTTCACAGTTTATAAGTGAAGGAAACGTGATAGTTAGTGAGTTATCAGGATATGAAGGCACTATCCATGATCACGAACGGCGTATCACCAACCTTGAACATCATATAAGTCAGGACTATTTCTTCACGGATGATAGTGTTGCACATAGAAAAGTGGTACCTTCTGGCGCTTGTCCTTATGCACAGATTAACAGTGTATGTGGAATGACATACAAGAGCAAGAACCTTGTAAATATTCCTGATATGTTGAATAACACAATTGGTACCAAATATATAAATGTCAATTTTAAAAGCAATGTTTATATTGGTGCAGATATAGTTGAAACACCAACGACAAATGCGTGGATAATTCAGCTGTCATATAAAAGCGGTTCAACTCAATACCTTTATCCAAATCATTTAACCAAACAGGGCGGTTACAAGTTTTCCATAACCGCAGACAATCCTGTGATTGGTCTTACTTATAGAAAAATTGCGGCAACTGATGGTAGATACAAGAACTTTATGATTAGTTATGGGAATGCCAAAGTACCATACGAACCTTACTATGATGGTTTGCGAGATACAAAGGTTACAGCAATAAGAAGTCACGGAGCTAACCTGATTCCGTACCCTTACAGAGTGACGGACAAAGAACAAAATGGGATGACATTCAAGGTACAGGATGACGGTGGAATCAAAGTGAGTGGAACCCCAACCGATTATGCGGATTTCACTATTTGTGATAAACACGAAATATCTTTATTTCCCAAGATTTTCACCATTGGTATGCAAGGAACATTTGAAAATGTCGCAGTGGACTTTGTGATTTCTGATAGTAATTTCACAAAGATACATTCCGCTTCAATTAACCAAGGTGAAACCGTGACAATTGACCTGTCCAATTATCCCGGTGCGGTTTATTTCCGCTATACAGTAAAAAGGCGGTATGAAAACAAAGCGGCAAGTGGCGTGGTATATCCTATGGTCAACGAAGGTTCCGCTTTGCTACCATATAAACCTTACAGGGAACTTATTGAATACCCACTTCCTGAAGCAATCACTTCACTTGATGGTTGGGGTGAGGGTGTAGCGGAACACCCAAACACCTATGACTTTGAGAGTGGCACATACACCAAGAAGTGTGAAACCATCGTGATTGACGGTGATGCTTTACCTGTAAAACAGGTAGACCTTTACAACAATGGCTTGTATTATGCAATTCTCACACCTTCATTGTGTGGAACAAAAGATACGAGTTGTTTAATAAATTCACATTTTACAAGTGATCGTGCTGTTGAATTAGGAAATTCGTATATCACAGGTGACCGAAATCAAACGCTGGTAATGGTTCACCCAGACCAAAGTTTAACAACGGTAGAACAGTGGAATGCGTGGTTAAGAGAGCAGTACAACAATGGTACACCTGTCATGGTAACTTATGTACTTGCAGAGCCTATCACCGAGCATGTGCCCACCAATTTTGACAACATTCTTGAAGTGGAAGCAGGTGGCACGCTTGAATTTGTGAATGAATACGGATATGAGGTACCGAATTCTATCACCTATTTGCAGAAGGAAGGTAGTATATGAAATTCTTGAAACTTCTAAACAGAAACAAGACTGTTGAACCTACCACTTACAATGCGGTATATGGATCAATGGTTGAAAAGAAAATCCGCATCCGTTATTCACAGCGAGATGTGGAAGCAATAATCAACAATTATCTTTCGGAGCCTGACAATCCGGTTTACATTGCAGAATTCAACGAATTACAGCAATACAGAAAGCAGTGCAAAGCAGCGGTAAAGAAAGAATTAAATCTTTAATAATTACGCACATCCCTTTTGGGGTGTGCGTTTTTATATGCCCGGATCCGTCAGGGCGCTTATAAAAAGGCGGAAATATTTTGCCCACCGTAAAGGCACATAAAGAACGGCGGCAGCGGTGACACCGCATATAAAAACACAGCCGGGAGAAAAACATGGATTTTCTGAAAGAAATCTTGGGTGATGATCTTTTTGCGCAGGTAGCGGAAAAAATCAACGCACACAACGGCAACGAAGCAAACAAGGACAAGCAAATCAAGGTCGGCAATCTTGGTTCCGGTGAATATGTCAGCAAGGGCAAGCATGATGCCCTGCAAGCATTGTTTGACGGGCAGAAAACCGAGCTTGAAACGGCAAACAGCTTGATTGCAGAGCTGAAGAAAGGCACCAAAGGCAATGAAGAATTGCAAGGCAAGATCAGCGGCTATGAAACGCAGGTGGCTGATCTGCAAAAGCAGCTTCAGGAAACCAAAATCAAAGGTGCTGTCAAGGTTGCTTTGCTTGCTGCAAAGGCGCTTGATGTTCCCTATCTGACATTCAAACTGAATGAAAAGCTGAATGAAGAAGGCAGAACCCTTGAACTTGATGAAAACGAAAACATCAAAGGATGGGATGATCTTTTGTCGGGGCTGAAAACGCAGCTTCCGGCACAATTTGAATCCGCAAAAAGCGGTGGCGGCGTTGATCCGTTTCCGTTGCCCGGTGGATCTGGCGGCGGTCAGGCTGAACCCAAATCCCTTGCCGACGCATTGAAGCTGGAATTTGAAACAAAAACAAACTAAAAAAGAAAGGTATGGTAAAAAATTATGGCATCTATGACACTTGAAGAACTGAAGAAGGGTATGTCCGACAAGGTATTTGACAAGATCGTTGACATCTTCCTTCGTGAATCCGATATTTTGCAGCTGCTCCCGTTCGATGATTGCGTGAGCGCATCCGGTGGCGGTTCCACCATGAAATACAAGTATCTGCGCAAGGTGCTTCCCGCAACGGCGCAGTTCAGAAAGCTGAACGGAAAGTATGAAGCATCCGCAGCAACCAAGCAGGAGTTTGAAGCAGCCCTTGCAATCATGGGCGGCGAAATCGAGCTTGACCGTGTTCTGAACAAGACCGCCGGCAAGTTTGACAATCTTGCATATCAGATCGAGGAACACATCAAGGCTGTTGTCTCCCTGTTCCATCACACCCTGATCAACGGTGACGCAGTGACCACCGCTGCAACGGATCATCCCGAATTTGAGGGCTTGGATTCGATGCTTGCTGGCACTTCCACCGAGTACAACGCAGACGGAAGCATTGATCTTTCCACGATTGCAAATCTGAAGAACAATGCTGATGAATTCTATGAAGCACTGACGTTGCTGATCAAGTCCACCAACGCAGATGCGCTTCTGCTGAACACCCAGATGATCACCAAGATCCAGACCGTTGCCCGCATCCTTGGCTACAAGACCGAATCCGAGGAAGCATTTGGCAAGAAGGCGACGTCCATTGACGGCGTTCGTCTGATGGATATGAAGAACCACTACACCGTTTCTGGCGGCGTTGCTGTTCCCAACAGCGTTGTGAAGGTAAACGAGGGATCCACCGACATTTATGCGGTCAAGTTTGACGTGAATGACGGTTTCCACGGCATCAGCCTTTCGGGATCCGCAGTCATTGACAAGTATCTTCCCGATTTCAACGCACCCGGCGTGATGAAGAATGCCGAGGTTGAAATGATTGCAGCAACCGTTCTGAAGAACACCCAGCATGCCGGCGTTCTTCGTAACATCAAGATTGCGTAAAAGAAAGGAAAGGTGAAAGATATGGCAGCCAAGAAAACTGAAAAGACCTTCATTGTCACTGTAAAGGACAATCCCAATTTCTGCGGCATCGGTGCGGGCGGCGCACAGTTTGCACAGGGAAAAGCAACCGTCACCAATGCACGCCTTGCAGCTTGGTTCCGTTCTCATGATGGTTACACCGTGACCGAGGTCAAGGAACCCGCCGGAGAGTAAAGGAAGGATGTGATCCCTGATGATAATTTCTGTTGAAAAGGCAAAAGCCCTGATTAACTTTGACGGATGGACAGATGAAAAGATCGAAATGAAGTTGAAGGCAATCGAACAGACAATCAGGGCATACACCAACAACAATTTTCAAGATCGTGGGCGCAGGGTTAAGGCACGCATCGTCAATGATGAAATCGTGTCTGAAGCCCTGATCCCATTTGCAATTGATGACACTGTGCAAATCAGTGAATCAAAATACAACAACGGGCTTTTCACCGTTGTTGGCTGTTATGATCTTTCTTTTGCTGTGAAAGAGGACATCACGGAAGAAGCTGATGTCCTTGTCACGAAAATCAAATATCCGGATGATGTGATTGATTGCTGCTTGAATCTGCTTGAATGGGAAAAGAACAACCGGGCAAAGGTTGGCGTACAGTCAGAAACCCTGTCCAGACATTCTGTGACCTATTTCAACCAAGATGCGGGCAATCAGGTCATGGGCTATCCCGCAAGCCTTCTGGGGTGCTTAAAAGCGTACAGAAAGGCAAGGTGTTGACCTATGGCAAACATCGGCGGCAATATTACGGGTGTCATTCAAAAAAAGACAACCAAACAGAATGAAATCGGTGAATCTGAAATTACATGGGCAGATGCTTTCAGCCCGAAAGGTTTTTTGGATTTGCAGTCAGGTGATAGCGACTATTCAAAGCACAAAACCAAGCTTGAAGAATCCACCCATGTTTTCCTTTGCGATTTTCATTCCGGCATCTATGCGCTGACATTCCCGGACAGCAAGACAAAGGCTGTCCCGGATGTCCGCATGATCATCAAAGGCATGGTCTATGACATTTTGCTGATTGATGATCCGATGGAGCTGAACGAACAGCTTGAAATCTACCTGCGGAAAGTGGGTGCATGGAATGGCTGAAAGCAACGTCATTTTTGAGGATTTCACAATTCAGGTTGAAAACGTCATGGATGACAAGATCAATGCCGTTCTGGAAGAATGCGCCGGGGAAATGGAAAGCCAAGTCAAGCGGAACACCCGTGTTGATACCGGAAAGACCAAGAACAGCTTCAAGCACAAAGTCATTGATTCCGAACATACCGCATATATCGGTTCAGATTCTGAAAATGCAATTTGGGAAGAATACGGAACCGGTGAATTTGCCATCAATGGTGATGGACGAAAGGGCGGCTGGGTGTATGTTGACGCAAAAGGTCATGGACACTACACAACCGGAAAGAAGCCTTCACGGGCGTTTTATAAGGCGTATATGAGCCTGAAGAACAAGATCATCAAACACATTGAAAATTCATTGAAGGGGCTGTGATATGGATAAACTGAAATTTATAAAAGATCAGATGGACAAAATTGCAGTCCCTTATGAATTGGGGGAATGGACATCTGAAGTTGTATATCCTTATTTCGTGGGAGAATACACGGAACTTCCGGGAACAACCGAAGATGGAGCCGAAGAAACCGACATGATCTTGACGGGCTTCCACCGGGGCAAGCGAATTGATCTTGAAAAAGCAAAAGAAAAAATCAAAAAACACTTCCCGGCAATCGAGGGATTGCGAGGGGACACAGACAGCGGCGCAATCGCTGTCTTTTTCGATGGCGCTTTACCGGTACCCACCGGCGAAGCGGAATTGAAAAGAATCGAAATTCATTTAAAAATCAAAGAATGGAAAGGGGCATTGTAATATATGAGCATCGGAAAAAATGGCGTTACCGAAAACACGCCGAAAGACATTCTTCTTGGTGCAGGAACCTATCACAAGGGACTGACATGGGATTCCGCCGGCAAAGCATGGAAAGGAACCTGTATTGGTGCAACCTCTGGCGGCGGAAAGGTGTCCATTGCCGGCGAACTTATCGACTTGGCTGTTGATGGCGCCCTTGTTCTTTTTAAGGGACAGACGGTCAAGGTTGGCGGCAAGGCATCCATCGAAGCAACCCTTGCTGAAATGAATGGCGAAAACATCAAGATGTCCACCCATTTCAAGAAGGGTGAAAGTGACGCCACGGGCTATGACATGTTTGTTGACAAGCCGGATATTGAAGAAGGTGACTATGTTGACAATTTTGCTTTTGTCGGAAAGACCGCAAACAGCAAAAAGGACATCATCATCATCTTTGAATCTGCGCTTTGCAAATCTGCATTTGAGATCGAACCCAAGAACAAGGAACAAAGCGTCCTGAAGGTTTTGATGGAAGCATACGCAAACACCATTGGTGATCTTGACACGCTTCCTGTCAAGATTTATTATCCTTCCGAAACTGTTGCGTGAGAAAGAGAGGTATAAATCATGAAAGCAAAAGTGTTGATTCCTTTCAATGACAAATACACGGGAAAAACGCACGAAAAAGGTGAAATCCTTGACGTGAGCGCAGAACGCTTCAACGAAATCAACAAAAAGGACAGATTGGTTGAAGCCTACGAAGTACCCGCAACGGCAACCACTCAAAAAGCATAATAAAAATAAATAAAAGGAGCTTTGAACAATGAACGAAACAACCACAAAGAATGAAGCAGTTGAAATGGAAGAACCCATTGAAACTGTTGAAAACGAAACCAAGAAACCCTACACGTTCAGGAAGCTGTCATCCAAAGACATTTTCCTGATGACAAAAATTCTTGGAAAGATCGGGATTCGTCAATTTAAGGGGTGCTTTGAAGGTGAAGCCCTTGACGCACTTGTTGCATCATTCAAGGAAAAAAAGACCGACGAAGCATTGATGCAGGTTGGCATTTCCATCGGTTTTGAAGGAATTGACATCATTATGGGAAATCTTCACAAGTGCGAAAGTGATATTTATGATCTTTTGGCATCTGTTTCTGGGGTTCCCGCTTCCGAGATTGAAGCAGATGCGCTTCTTTTTGTGGAAATGTTGATTGATTTCTTCAAGAAACCGGAATTCCCGGCTTTTATAAAGGTTGTTTCAAAGTTGTTCTAATAGGTGATTTCCGTTTCATGGATTTGCTATCCAAAAGATATGCAAATCCATGCTTTTTTTTAGACGGAATGATCCATTCAGGCAGATTTTCGGAGTTTGTTGACAGCTTTGTTCAGTCCATAAACAAGGAAATTGAGCTTGAAGAAAAGGAAAAAGAAATGCAGCTGCATTGGGATTTCTGGCTGCATAGAGTTTCCGGAAAGAGTTTCAAGGATTACATTGCCGAAATTGAAAACAATGAAGATCACAAGAACATTTCCGAAGGAACACTTGAAACAACCTTTCAACATTCTATGGATATTCTCAACAATTTCAACCCGGAAAAAGGGGGTGAATAATTATGGCAATGGAATTGTTCAAATTGCTTGGAACTATCGCAATTAACAATTCTGATGCAAAAAAAGCGCTGAAAGAAACATCAAGTGAAGCTAAAAAGACAGCTGGTGATCTTGAAAAAGTTTCAGATTCAAGCGAAAAAACAAGCAGCAAGTGGGGGAACGCATTCAAAAAAATTGGTTCCGGTGCGCTTGCTCTTGGCAAGGGCGTTGCCGTTGGTATTGGCGCAACCGCAACCGCATTGGGCGGATTGACCGCAAAGGCGCTTTCCGCCGCCGGCGAACTTGAACAGAACATGGGTGGTTCTGAAGCGGTATTCAAGGAACACGCCGAAAGCATACAAAAAACCGCAAAAGAAGCCTTTTCAAATATGGGGCTTTCCACGTCTGATTATCTTGCAACAGCAAACAAAATGGGGGCTTTATTTCAGGGCGCCGGCTTTGAGATCGAAGAATCCATGAAACTGTCACAGGATGCAATGCAGCGAGCTGCGGACGTGGCTTCCATCATGGGTATTGATACGGCATCCGCAATGGAAGCAGTTGCCGGAGCAGCAAAGGGCAATTTCACCATGATGGACAATCTTGGTGTGGCTATGAACGAAACCACGCTTGCAAATTATGCCCTTGAAAAAGGCATGAAAAAATCCTATGACCAGATGACACAGCAAGAAAAGATTGGTGTGGCAATGGAAATGTTCATGGAAAAGACCGCCTATGCTGCCGGAAACTATGCCAAGGAAAATGAAACCCTTGCAGGATCCCTTGGAACGGCGAAGGCTGCTTTGTCCAATTTCCTTTCTGGCGCCGGAACTGTGGAAGATGTGGTTTCTTCCTTTTCAAATGCGGCAGATGTCATCGTCAAAAATATTGATGACATGTTCCCAAAATTGATGTCGGGCATTACACAGCTCGTTGAAAAACTGATCCCAATGGTTCCGCCGCTGCTTCAAAAGGTGCTTCCGGGACTGATCGAGGGTGCGACATCCCTAATTGACGGTCTTGTTTCTGCCCTGCCAACATTGATTTCTGTACTGACAAATTCAGTTTTGCCGCAGGTTTTGTCCGGTATTGTCACAATCATCAATTCTTTGGTGGCAGCACTTCCGCAAATCGTTGAATCTTTGGCGGCTGCGTTGCCAACGCTGATTCCGCTTTTGATTGATGCACTTGTTTCGATTTTTGTGACGATTTGTTCACAATTTGGTCAAATTATACAGCCTATAATCGACTATTTACCAGAAATTGTCATTTCTTTGGTGGATTCGCTGATGACCAACCTTCCAATTTTGATCCAAGGTCTGATCACTCTGACGTTGGGAATTGTCCAAGCAATCCCCCAGATAATTCAAG